GGGTGCCGTTCAATATCAAGATTCCGCGCGCTACCGGCGGCACGACAGCGGGGTGGGTCGGCGAGGCCGCGCCGAAGCCGATCACCGCAATGAGTTTCGATTCCATCACGCTGCTGTGGGCGAAGGCCGCCGGCATTTCGGTGCTAACCGAAGAGCTCGTGCGGTTCTCGAATCCGGCCGCGGAGGAAGTCGTGCGCAGCGACTTGGCGCGCGGCATCGTGCAATTCCTCGACCGGGCGTTTGTCGATCCGACCGTGGTCGCGGTCGCCGGCGTCTCGCCGGCCTCGATCACCAACGGCATCACCGCGATTACCCCGACCGGCGTCAACATGGCGGCCTTCCGGGCCGACACGCGCGCGCTGTTCCAGCAGCTGTTATTGGCAAATCAGCCGATCGGTTCCGGCGTTTGGATCATGACGCAGCAACAGGCAATCGCGTTGTCGCTGGCGCAAAACTCGCTCGGGCAAATCATTTATCCGACGATCAATGCGATGGGCGGGACGCTGCTCGGCTTTCCGGTTGTCGCTTCGGAAAACATGCCGGCATCGGGCGGCTCGCCGGCGGATGGCTATCCGATCGTTTTCGCGGTCGCCGATGAAATCTTACTGGCGGATGACGGGCAAGTCGTGGTCGACGTGTCGCGCGAAGCAAGCTTGAACATGGACTCGGCGCCGGACTCGCCGCCGACGGCGGCGACCAACATGATTAGCCTTTGGCAGGTCAACCAAATGGCGATCAGGGCCGAGCGCTGGATCACGTGGCAGCGGCGCCGCACGTCGGCGGTCGCCTACATCGGACCGGGCGCGCACTATGCTGAATAGACGGCGTTCGGGACCGGGCGTCGTTTAGGAAGGGGCGGTTTCGGTTTGGTTTGTGCAGTTTTGCTGCCATCCTCCCTGGACCGGGCCGCCTCTTTTTTTGCTTGGAAGGAAACGACGCTATGCCGCGGGTACGCGCTCTCACTTCGTGGGCCGATCGAAAGGCCGGCGAGGAATTCGACGCCAGCGACGCCGATGCGCGGGTGCTGTGCGCTGCAGATTTACCAGGCGGACAAAAAGCGCGCCTGGTCGACCGATCGATGAAGGCCGCCGAGCCCGAGCCCGAGCCCGACGAGCTCCCCGCCGCACCCTCGGCGCCATCGTCGACCAAACAGGCGGACAACAAACGCCGTTATCTGCGGCGCGACTTGCGGGCGCAAACTTAGATGCGGTTCCTTGGGCTGGAATTTTCGATCCGCCGGGCTTTCGGCAACAATGCGCCAGAAGCAACCCTACCGCCGTCGCCATCGCCGACGACGCCGCTTTACGGCGACCGCGGCAATTGGTGGTTCCCGATCATTCGCGAGCCGTATAGCGGCGCCTGGCAACGCAACGTTCAATTGAAGGCCGACACCGTCGTCACTTATTTTGCGGTCTACTCTTGCCTTTCGCTTATCTCGACCGACATTGCCAAACTGCGTTTGCGGCTGATGCAAGAAAACGAGTCGGGCATCGAGGTCGAGGCCTCGGCGGCGGCGTTCTCGCCGGTATTGCGCAAGCCGAACCATTATCAAACACGAAACAAATTTATCGAAACGTGGATGCTTTCAAAACTCATTCACGGCAACACGTTCGTTTTGAAGGAGCGTGACAATCGCGGCGTCGTGGTTGCGCTTTATGTGCTTGAGCCGACGCGCACAAAACCGCGCGTCGCGCAGGATGGTTCGATCTACTACGATGTGTCGGTCGACTATCTTTCCGGCCTGAGCAATCCGATCACGATCCCGGCGTCGGAAATCATTCACGATATTTGCACGCCGCTTTTTCATCCGCTGGTCGGCATATCGCCGATCATCGCCGCGGCGTTGCCGATCATGCAAGGCCTCGCAATCCAACAACATAGCGCTCGATTTTTTGAACAGGGCGCGCGACCTGGCGGCATCCTGACCGCGCCGGGACCGATCCCGCAGGGTTCCTTGGAACGCATCAAAAACGAATGGGAGACTCGCTTTTCCGGCGAGAACGCCGGCCGCGTTGCCGTGCTCGGCGACGGGCTGAAATTTGAATCGATGAGTCTGCCGGCCGAGCAATCGCAGCTGATCGAGCAATTGAAATGGAGTGCCGAGAATGTTTGCTCGGTTTTCCATGTGCCGCCATTCATGATCGGCATCGGATCGGCGCCATCCTTCGACAATGTCGAAGCGCTCAACCAGCAATACTATTCGCAATGTTTGCAGACTCATATCGAGTCGATCGAGTCGCTGCTCGACGACGGGCTCGGCCTCGATGGCACATCCTACGAAACGCAATTCGATTTAGAAGATTTGCTGCGCATGGACACCAAGACAAAAATTCAAACGACGGGCGATGCGGTCAAAGCGGGCTTTCTTTCGCCGAACGAGGCGCGGGCTAAATTCAATTTGCTTCCAACCAAGGGCGGCGAGTCGCCGTATCTGCAGCAACAAAATTACAATCTCGCCGCCTTGGCGGAACGGGGCGCGCCGCCGGTTCCTGGCGCGCCGCCAGCGATCACGGCGCCGCCGGCCGATCAGGTGAACGTCGATGCCAAACGAATTCTTGAGCTTGCCGCCGGCCTATGAAGCCGCCAGCGCATTAGAACAAGCGCTCGCGCGCGTCGTCGCACACGTGCGCGCGGAATTCGTTGCCGAAAAACGGGCGATGGATGCCGAATTGAAACTGGCGCACGCCGAGCTCGGGATCGTTACCGATCGGATCGCGCAGGCGCATAACGAATTCGCGCGGTGGCTTGCCGATGTGCAGAGAATGCAAGTCGACGTTCGCGGCGAACGCGGCGAACCTGGCGCACGCGGTGAACCCGGCCAGGAGGGCGCGCCAGGCGCCGCCGGCGAGCGCGGCACCGAAGGCGCGCCAGGGCGCGACGGCGCACCGGGACCAGCTGGCGAGCGCGGCGCGGCCGGCCAGGACGGCGCACCAGGCCTCGCCGGCGATCGCGGCCTCGATGGCGCTCTAGGCCGCGATGGGCGCGACGGCCTGCAGGGACCGATCGGCGCGAACGGCAAAGACGGCCGCGACGGCGTCGACGGCAAAGACGGGCTCGGCTTCGACGATGCGCGCCAGTTTTGCGACGCCGCAAACTTCGGCATCGAGTTTTACCGCGCCGGCGATGTCATTCGCAAATTCACCTGGCCGCTGCCGACGCTCGCCGACCATCACTGTGGGGCATTTGTCGTCGGCGCCAGCTACAAACGCGGGCAATGCGCAACCTTCGGCGGTTCGACGTATCTGTGCTTGCGCGACACCGATCAAAAACCAAAGCAAAGCGAAGATTGGCGACCGATCGCCGAGCATGGATTGCCGGGCCGATCTGGGAAAGATGGCGAGCGCGGCGCGCCGGGACCGGCCGGGCGCGACGGTCGCGACCTGACGCAGATGACAGCGACGGGGCTCAAATATGGCTAAGCAACCGATAACGGTGCCGACGTGACCGCGCTCAAACTGATAACGCCGCCGCCGTTCGCGCCGCTGACTTTGACGGAAATCAAAGAATACATGCGCGTGACGCATCCCGACGAGGACTCGACGATCGCACGTTGCTTCAGTGCGGCACTTGCCTACGCCGATGGTCCCGACGGTTTTCTGCAGCGCGCGTTGATCGATCAAACTTGGCAATTGACGCTTGATTCCTTTCCCGGCACCGGATCGTCGACATGGTCGACATGGTCCGGTGGCGGGATGGAAATCAGAATCCCGCTGCCGCCGCTGATTCAGATCGTGAACATTTTCTACGACGATCCCGGCGGCATACAACAAATCCTCGATCCGGGCCGCTATTCCGTCGACAACGTGAGCGAGCCGGGATGGATAGTCCCGGTCGGCAATTGGCCGTCGACGTTCAACGGCATCAACGCCGTGCGCATTCGCTTTCGCGCCGGCTATGTCGACGCCGCGCAATCGCCGAACATTGGCGCAGTGCCGGACGGCATCATCCAAGCACTATTGATTTACGCGATTTCGACTTACGACGAGCGCGGCGTCGCCGTGTACGGCGAGCGCGTCGGGACAGCACCATGGTCGGCGGAGCAACTATTGCGCCGCTGGCGAGTCGAGGTTCCACTGGCCTAAAATCAAAGGAAGGAATGGAAGATGACTATTAGCAACACGTCGGAAAGCGCCATCTTGAAATTGATCTTTCAGGCGGTCGCCTGGACCGACTACGCGCAGAATCACGGCACGACGCCGCAGACAAATATCACGACGGCGTTGCATACCGCCGATCCGACCGACACCGGAACGTCAACGTCGAGCGAGGCGACTTACACATCCTATGCGCGGGTCGATCGGCTGCGCGACGCGACCAATTGGCCGGAAACGTCGGGATCGATCAGCCCGAGCTCGAACATCGACTTTTCGGCGGGCACTGGCGGCGCCGGGACAGTCAACTTTTTTTCGACCTGTCACACCGGCAGCGCCGGAAGTTCGCAGCCGATTTTGTGGTCCGGCACCGTCGTTCCGAATATCGTGACCGGCAGCGGCGTGACACCGCGGCTTACGACGGCATCGACGATCACGCTGGATTAAAAAGCGTGGGCATGAATGAGCATTTCCGCGAGGCGCTTGAAAGCCTCGATATCGATCTGGTGCGCCGGATGTGGGCGCACGTCATGCCGCATTTGCCGCAACCGGAAAGCGACGAAGCGGCGCTTATTTCGATCCACATGGCACGCACATCGATCAACTTTATGCCGTTTCGGCATCGCGCCTATTCGCACGCTTGGCTCAAAGAGCGGGCGCTTCCGTCGCAATTGCCCGATGCGCTGCGGGCGCCCGCGGAGCGGCTGTATCCGAGCGTCGTCGCCGCGGTCGGCATCGCCGTCCACAGCCGGACGCCGATCGCGCTCGAAATCCGCCGCGCCATGTCGGACGCGGTTTTTGATGCCGGAGTGAAGGATTCGTTGCTGACAAAGCGCGCCATCTTGAATGCACGAGCGAAGGCGCGGCGGCAATTGTTGGGGATTACATGAGAGTCGCCGGCAAATTGGAAGTCATCAAACGCCTGGAAACCTATCTTGAATTGGCGCGGACGGGTGAATGGGGCAGCGTCGCCGTCGTCTTGACGGGCGTCCCTGGCGTTGCAGCCGCTGATTTTTCCGGCGACGTTACGTTGTTCCCGTTTATGCTGGATATTATGGGCGTGCTCGCGAGGGAAGTGGATGCGTCGATTACAAACTCGCGGCGGCCCGAACAAGATCATTCTCTTGACGCTAGTTATGTCTGTTTCAATGTAGCGCTTGCTCCATTGGGGTTTGACTTCCTCATTTGGTTGGTCGACGCGGAAATGACGCGCGTACGCGAGGGCGCACCGGGGCCACTCAAAGTCGGACTGTGGCAGGGGAGTGACAAGAGCAAGCTTGCCGGGCATGCGCGGGGATGGGTCGATAACGTCTTTCGGCCACTGCTGCCGCTCCTTGGCGCCGTCGAGGATGAGCGCGGCCTTCGCGGGCGCTGCAAGGAAATGTATATGCCGCGCGATATTGTCGCCGCTTGCCTCAAGGGCGAAACCGTGCCGCGATTGCGGCCACTGATCCCGATGCCGCCGCATGGCCGGGTGACGATAACATTGCGGGAAACGTCCTACGCGACTACGCGCAACAGCAACAATCCCGCATGGCTGAGATTTGCTGAATCGCTCGGACGCGACAAAGCGATAATCGTCCAGGATACCGCAAAAGCCGATTATCCTTTCCACGGGTTTATAACTGATCCGCGCGCATCACGCGACATCGGTCATAGGCTTGCACTTTATGAAGCCGCCGCGGCAAATCTGTTCGTCGGCAACGGGCCGGGCGGCTTGGCACTTTTCGGTTCGCGGCCGTTCCTGATTTTTCTCGATCCGCCAAAAAACAGCAACGAGGAATATTGGAACCGGCCCGACATTTTCGAGAATTCGCACGGGGTGCCGATCGGCGGCCAATATCCATGGTCGCGGCCGGATCAACGGTTGGTATGGAAACCCGATTCCTATGGAAACATCATGGCGGCGTGGGCCGATCTAAATTCCTACGGAACGTGTCTACGGGTGGCTTGAATGGCATTCCCGTATGCGGCCAACAGCGTTTGGTTCAATCCGGCGGCGGGCGGCAGCGCCGACTTTGTTGTCAGTTCGGCGGTTTCCGGCTATCGCACGCCGGCCGGCGCCTCGATCCCGAATGCCGCAACCGTGCATTACGCCGCGCGCACGGCAACCGAATTTGAAATCGGCGAGGGCGTTTACACTTCTGGCACGACGACGCTTTCGCGGGTGACGATTTTCGCGTCGTCGAACAGCAATACCAAGGTCACGTTTGGTTCGATACCTACGGTGGCGTTAGCGCCGATCGTCGAGGATACCATCGGCGGCGTGGTTGTTCCGAACACGTCATCGATCGTCATCGGCGGGTCGGCGACGAGCTCGGCGCTGACGTTGCGCAGCACCAGCGTCGCCGGCGTCACGGATCAAATCACCCTTGAAACCGGATCGCAGGCGACAGCGGTCACGATCGACACGTCGGGGCGCACGCTTTTCAATAAATTCCCGGTAAACATCAACGTTGCGCAAGGCACGCTCGACGGCGCTGGCGCCGTGCCGGAATTGCACGTGCAGAGCATGGTCGCTCAAAGCAAATGGTCGAACGATATCATTGCGGCCGATCATCGCTTTGCCAAGTCGCGGGCGACTAGTCCCGGTGGTACCGGCACGATCGTACAAAATGCCGATGCCTTGGGGTCGATTCGCTTTAGCGGCGATTTGGGCTCGAGTCTTGGTTTTGCCGTCGCGGCCTGGATCACGGCACAAGTCGATGCGGTGCCGAGTACCACGTCGATGCCGGGGCGCCTAGTGTTCAAGACTTCGCCCGTCGGCAACATCAACATCAACAATCTTCTCAATGCATTAGTGCTCTACAGCGACCAAAGCGCCGCATTCGGTGGCACCGTGACACCGTTGACAAATGACGTTGGCGCTCTCGGCACCGGCGCGCTGGCGTGGTCCGACCTGTTTTTGGCCTCCGGCGGTGTCATCAATTGGGGCAACGGCGCCTTCACGCTTACCGAAACCGATACGACGCACGTCACGCTTTCAAACGGCAATCCGAATGGCGACACCTATCTCGTAATTTCAAACACAAACACCGGCGCTTCTGCCGACGCGGTTCTGCAATTTCTTTCTGGCGATGGGACGGCCGCTCGTTGTTTGTTCTATTCATATCACGCCGGAGGCTATAGCTCGCTTGAAGCCTCGGCTGGCGAAGTGCGTGTTTCGACTTTGCAAGCCGGGGCGAATGTCCAGATCATTGCAGCGAGCCAAATGCTTTTCAAGACAAATGCCAGCGTTCTGGCAATGCAGATTACTGCGGGCCAGTTAATTGGCATTGGCGGCGCGCCGTCGCATTTTCTCGATCTTCTACAGTCTGGCACGACGACGACGGCGCCGCTGCGGCTCAAGAGCGGCACCAACTTGACAACTGCCGTGGCCGGCGCTGTCGAGTTCGACGGCGTTTGTTTCTACTCGACGGCAGTGGCGTCGGCGCGGCAGGTCGTTAATGCCGAACAGATTCAGGTTTTAAGCGCCAATCGCACCTTCACCAACAACACCAGCGCGCAGGCGATCTTCAACGCCACGGCAAACGGTGCGGTGACATTGGCGGCGGCGACGACTTACGAATTTGAAATGTATGTGGCGGTGACCGGCCTTTCGTCGAGCGCGCATACTGTCAACCTCGGCTTCGGCGGAACGGCAACATTCACAGGCATTGCTTATCGCTATAATGCGCAAACCGGGACAACGCTGGCAGGTCCGAC